ACAGCCCAACAAGTAAGGGCTCGTAGTATGCTGGCTTCCGGCTACACCCAGGCTGCTGTGGCAGATCAACTGGGCGTGTCTGTGTCCACACTCAACTCTCTGATTGAAGGAGGTTGATTGAGTGAAGCTTCACATGCTGACCACAGTCGACAATCCTTACGATCCGTACACACAGTACGAAGAGTGGTCGGCCTACGACGAACGTGCTGGTCATTACACACCCCAACTCTTGGCCCGCATCGCACGCACATCACACGACTTGAGTGAAGAAGAACAAAACGAAGCAATCGAAGCAGCGATTGACGAGATTTGTTTCTACAACGTCAGTGGTATGCACATCAAGGTCGAAGTCCCTAACGACGAAGAGGCTTTGACCAACGACGTGGCCTGAGAGTTGTTAAAGGGGGGAGGGGGGTCTCGTAATCCGCCCACCCCCCTTGCATCGCGGCCCTCCCAAAAATTGCTCCGGGGGCAATTTCGGGGCAACTTTCTTACCCGGAGCCGCCTGGAAGGAGGTCGAAAGCCTCATGTCTCGTCGTAAAAGTAATGAAGTAGAACTGAGAACTCCACGTGCACCTGCAAGAAGTTCTCAGGATCGTGAGTACCAGCTCTCTTCGTTGGCTTTCGACCTCGTCGAGCAGCGCTTGAGAGCAGGAACAGCTTCTTCGCAAGAGACGATCTGGGCTTTGAAGCTTGGTTCGACTCGTGAAGCGATCGAGAAGCAGAAACTCGAGAACGAAAACGCACTGCTGGCTACTAAGAAAGAAGTAATGGATAGTCAGAAGCGCATCGAGGGTCTCTACGAAGACGCATTGAACGCCATGCGAGCGTATGCAGGACACAAACCTGCAAACAACGACGCAGTCAATCTAGACGATTCGAACTACGAGGTCGTTCGCGATGAGATCGTATTCTGAGCTCATCCAGCTACCTACACACGCGGAACGGTTTCGATATCTCTCCCTTAAGGGTGTGGTATGCGGCGAAACCTTCGGATCGAATCGATGGGTAAACCAGAGGTTCTACACTTCGCGCGAATGGCGTCAGGTTCGACACGATGTGATCGCGCGTGATGCCGGCTGCGATCTCGCTGTGGAAGGATTTGAAATCCATGACCGGCCGATTATTCATCACATGAATCCGCTGGTGTTGGAAGACATCCTTCACGGCACTTCAAATGCGCTCGACATGGAATTCCTTATTCTCGTTACCCATGACACGCATAACGCGATCCATTACGGTGACGAGAATCAGCTCAGACAACCGTTCACACCGAGAACACCCGGAGATACAAGACTGTGGCAACCTCTGCCTCGTCCAGGAAGGCCAAGCCCGTGACCGAGCCCGCGAAGAACAACACTGACGACAAGCCCACCCCCATCGACCCGCCAGCGGAGTCGAAGCCGACGACTTCGACGTCTCCCAAGCACTCGGGTACCGAGGTCAGCAAGGAGACCGAGGCTGCCGACGTGAAGGCGCTGCTCTCGCGTCACACTTTCGACGGCAAGGGCGAGAACGCCGTCCCTCCGGAGAACTTCCGCAGCTTCTCCACCGAAGGCGTCGAGAAGGGCGCACTCAAGGACCCCGACGTCATCGCCCAGGAAGTCCTCCACGGCAACTGGGGTCCCAACGCTGACGTCGTGGTCGAGCGCCTCACCGCGGCCGGCTACGACCAGGACCGCATCGACGCGATCGAGCGCGAGTTCAATAACCGGAAGCTGCGCGGCGCTCCTTCCGCGTTCTGATCAGGGAGATGACATGGGCACCCTCATTGCGTACGACCAGCCCGTGCTGGATCTGATCGACGAGCTCAGCGCTACGGGTCACGTCACGCACACGCAGCATCGCAAGTCCAAGGTCACGCTGCACCACAACGGTGGTCGGTTGTCGCACAGTGGTGTCCTGTCTGTCTGGCAGGTTCGACCGGCATCCGCTCACTTCAACATCGACGGTCCAGGTTCGTGTGCTCAGTTCGTCAAGGTGAACGAATACGCCTGGGCGACAGGAAATACGTCGGGCAACGAGCAATCCATCTCGATCGAAATGTGCAACGAGACCGTCGGCCCCGAATGGCGAGTTGGCGAAGCCACATGGCGCGGCGCGGCTCGTCTGGCTGGTTGGTTGTTCGCTCGAGTCATCGGCGAGCGTCCCAACACAAACAATCTCGTTCCTCACGGTTACTGGAGCGCCACATCGTGCCCAGGACCATTCATCAACGGCACCTGGAATGCCGTCCTGACGACCACGCAGCAGTGGTACGACAGGTTCGTCAACGGAGGAGATGACGACATGGTTGACCCCAGTGAGTGGGCTCGCGTCCGTGATCAGGTCGCACACATGAGCGAAGGAAAGTCGGGAGGTTGGCCGGCCGGCGAAGGCTTCCTCAACAACCTGGCCTGGCGGAACGCAGTCAGCGCCGCGCTCACCGCACAGAGCCGAGTTCTGGCCCAGATCGCCGAGGACGACGACGCGGTCAAGCTCGATCCCGAGCAGTTCGCTGCTCTCCGTCTGGATCTGCAAACCGTCGGGCAGAATCTCGAGCAGAAGCTCGACGAACACCTCTCGAACCTGGAGCTCGACGCCGATCTCGGTGACGATGACCTCGCCAAGATCCGCGACACGCTCAAGGCATTCCTGTACACCCAGATGTACGTGTTGGCGCCGAAGCCGAACACCGGTCTCTGACCTTCTCCGTCAAAATGGCAGTACTGAGAGGAGCGTGAGCCCATGGCGCTCAAGACCAAGATCGACATCGACTACATCCGAGCGCAGGGGCTTGCGGCGGAGGGGCGGATTCTCTTCTATCCGCCCCGTGTTCGCATCGACGGACAGGTCCTTTCCAGGACGCCAGTCATCGTCGATCTTTCGAATGGGCTCGGATCGATAGAACTAGTACGCCTTCCGGGCGGAACCTATCGAGTCTCCGAGCAAATCGAAGGTTCGATAGGGTATGGCTTCCACTTCGCGCTCCCGTTGACGTCCCCCAGCGTCATTCGCTACGAAGAGATCGCGCAAGTGGATCCGGTCCCAGCGATCTACACGGTTGTTCGTACTGTCAATGGCATCTCTCCAAACGCCACGACAGGTAACGTTCAGATCGAGGTCGCTGGGACCCCTGGACCTCAGGGGCCTCCAGGCCCGCCCGGGCCTGAGGGAGATCCTGGCGTACAAGGAATTCAGGGCATTCAAGGTATTCCCGGACCCGAAGGTCCTGCGGGTCCACAAGGATCGCCCGGTAATCAAGGCATGCAAGGAATTCCCGGACCAGAAGGTCCAGAGGGTCCTGAAGGACCGCAGGGTATTCCCGGTCAAAACGGAATTCTGAAGAGTTTCTCCCAAACACTCAGCACGGTGGAAACTTTCGGTCCGTGTAGTGATTCCGGAACTTGGACGCTTTGTCCTGCATCCTATCGACCGGCCCCGAGATTCGCGTCGGTTGGCGATCGGGTGCTCTGGACGCCGGCGTTCATCCATCAGAACAATCAGGAAGCGGCTTTTGACATTGCTTCTGTTGTCGATGGCGTGGCTGCTCGATATTTGAGCAGTGGTATTAGTACTCCACTCGCGGGAGGTTACGCCGGTCTCTACATGGTGAACGGATGGCCTCGTAGCCTGAGCCCTACGTGGTTTACGGTGGCCGCCGAGGATCTCGATGCTGAAGGTAAGCTAACGCTAGCTCTGGCTTATCGCGCAGCTGGTAGCGGAAACATGATGGGTAACGCTTTTGTTCCCGGTTACGTCATCGTCGCCAATGCAGGACCGGGAGGCTCGTTGTGAGCGACAAGATTCTCGACGACATCAAGTTGGATCTCGGCCTTCCGGACGACTACGACGTTTTCGATCCAACAGTTCGTCGGCACATCAATTCGGCTCTAGGCCGACTGGCGTCTCTGGGAATCGGCCCCCCGCAAGGGTTTCGTGTCGTTGCCGGAACCGAAACCTGGGATCAGTTCCTCGGCGATCGCACAGATATGGACGATGTCAAATCGTTCGTATTCCTACACACAAAACTGCTTTTCGATCCACCGGCGACTTCCTTTCACATCGCCGCCATCGAGCAGCAGATTCAGAAGCTCGAATGGACTCTCAACGTGAAGAGGGAGGACGAGGAATGGACGGAGCCGATGCCGTAGTCGAGGATTTCCTCGCGCATTTCGGCATCAAAGGAATGAGGTGGGGCATTCGCAAGAAGAAGCCTCATCCGGTCAGCGTGGATGCTCGACAGAAGCAGAACATCAAAGATAAAGTCAAGCAGACCAAGATCGCTTCGGTTTCCAACTCCGATTTGCAGGCCGCCATTCGGCGCATGCAGTTGGAGCAGGACTTCAAGCGACTCAAGGTCAACGAACAGAACGGCGTGACTCGCTGGCTTTCCTCAACCTTGCTCGAGATCGGCAAGCGTGAGGTTCAGGCCCAAGCTGGTAAGGCAGTGGCGAAATTCGCTGTCAAATCACTCGCAACTGGTGGTGCGGGCTAGAAAGGAGGGTAGTCGTTGGCGCTTTCCAACACGGCTGTTCCGTTCTACTACGGACAATTCCGTGATGCAGTTCTCCGCGGGGATGTTCCCGTAAACCGCGAAATCTCCATGGAGATGAACCGCATTGACGCGCTGATCGACAATCCGAATTTCTGGTACGACGAGGACGCGGTCAAGGGGTTTATTCTCTTCTGTGAGAACGAACTCACTCTAACCGACGGTAGCGACCTAAAGCTTTTGCCCACTTTCAAGTTGTGGGCAGAGCAAGTATTGGGTTGGTATCAATTTATCGAGCGTCAGGTCTGGGATCCTGATGTGAACAAATTCGTTGTCAAGACGGTCAAGATGCGATTGACGACAAAGCAATATTTGATTGTGGCCCGAGGCGCGGCCAAATCGATGTATGCCGAATGCTTTCAAGCATATTTCCTGATTGTCGATACAGACACGACACATCAGATCACCACAGCGCCCACGATGAAGCAAGCTGAAGAGGTTATGAGCCCTCTTCGTACAGCAATCACAAGAGCAAAGGGTCCTCTGTTCAAATTCTTGACACAGGGCTCAATGCAAAACACCACGGGGAATCGTTTTCTCCGCCAAAAACTTGCCGCAACAAAGAAGGGTATCGAGAACTTTCTTACGGGAAGTATGCTCGAGATTCGTCCAATGTCGATCGGCAAGTTGCAGGGTCTTCGAACCAAAATGTCGACCGTGGATGAATGGCTATCCGGAGATCTGCGTGAGGATGTCATCGGCGCGATCGAACAGGGCGCATCAAAGCTTGATGATTACCTGATTCTGGCGATCAGTTCCGAAGGCACCGTCCGAAATGGTTCTGGCGATACGATCAAGCTTGAACTTCAGGAGATTCTAAAGGGCGACTACTATGCGCCGCATATTTCCATCTGGCACTACCGATTGGATGAGCTCGAAGAGGTCGGCGACCCGGAGATGTGGGTCAAAGCTCAGCCCAACATCGGTAAGACCGTTACGTACGAGACATATCAACTGGATGTCGAGCGTGCAGAGAAAGCCCCAGCTGCTCGTAACGATATTCTCGCAAAGAGGTTTGGCATCCCCATGGAGGGATACACTTACTTCTTTACTTATGAGGACACCATTCCTCATCCTCCTCGAAAATACTGGGGATTGCCCTGCGCTTTGGGCGCAGACCTTTCTCAGGGTGACGACTTCTGTGCGTTCTCATTCCTCTTCCCTCTTTCGCTGGGTCGCTTTGGCGTAAAGACGCGCAGTTATATCTCTTCGAACACTCTTCTAAAACTTCCGGGCGCTCTCAGGCATAAGTACGAAGAATTTCGCCATGAGGGAAGCCTTCACGTGCTTGACGGCACGGTTCTTGACATGATGGAGGTCTACGATGACCTTGACCGTCATATTCAGGAGAAAAGTTACGATGTTCGATGCTTCGGTTACGACCCTTATAACGCCAAGGAATTCGTACAGCGTTGGGAGCTCGAAAACGGAGCTTGGGGCATCGAGAAGGTCCCGCAGGGTGCTCGTACAGAGTCGGTACCACTTGGTGAGCTGAAGAAGCTTGCTGAGAACCGACTGCTCATATTTGACGAAGCCCTTATGTCCTTCACGATGGGTAACGCCATCACGTTGGAAGATACGAACGGCAACCGGAAGCTTTTGAAGAAGCGTTCCGAAGAGAAGATCGACAATGTGGCGTCTACCATGGATGCCTACATCGCCTGGAAGGTCCACAAGGAGGCGTTCGAGTAATGAGGGGAGGTAATGGATGGGAAGGTTCACCGACCGGCTGGCGCATGCGTGGAACGCGTTCGTAAACCTCGACAGGACTGAGCTTTTTGAGTCTGTCGCGTCCTACGGAACGCGGCCGGATCGAACTCGCCTCAGGTACACGAACGAAAAGACGATTGTCGCCGCTATCTACACGCGTATGGCGATCGACTTTGCCAGCCTGGACTTCAAACACGTTCGTCTGGATGACCAAGATCGTTTTGAGTCCGAAATCAAGAGTGGCTTGAACGACTGTCTGAATGTTCAGGCAAACATCGATCAAGCAGCTACGCATTTCCGGATGGATATTGCCCTCTCGCTGTTTGGTGAGGGCGTGATCGCAATTGTTCCTGTTGACACCACGGCCAACCCGAATTTGACCGGCGGTTTCGACATCAAAACGATGCGAGTCGGCCGCATCACTCAGTGGCATCCGGAACACGTGCGCGTTGAGCTCTACAACGAGCGAACGGGACGGCGAGAAGAGGTTCTACTCGCCAAAGAATTCGTCGCGATCGTGGAGAATCCATTCTACCCGATCATGAATGAACCGAACTCGACGTTGCAACGCCTTATTCGAAAGCTCCACTTGCTGGACGCGGTCGATGAGCAGTCGAGCTCGGGTAAGCTGGACATCATCATTCAACTTCCATACACCGTCAAATCAGAAACGCGTCGGAAGCAAGCCGAACAGCGTCGTAGCGACATCGAGTTCCAGATGAAGTCGAGCCAATACGGCATCGCCTACATTGACGGAACTGAAAAGGTCACCCAGCTCAATCGACCTTCCGAAAACAATTTGCTGAAGCAGGTCGAGTACCTCGAATCACTGCTGTACAGCCAGTTGGGCATTTCCAAGAAGGTAATGGACGGTACTGCCGAACAGTTGGAAATGCAGAACTACTACAACCGCACGATCAAGCCAATCGTGCAAGCTGTTCGTGAAGCAATGGTTCGCTCTTTCTTGACGAAGACTGCGCGAAGCCAACATCAGAGCATCATGTTCTTCCGCGACCCGTTCGCGTTGATTCCTGTCGAACAACTGGCCGAGATCGCGGACAAGTTCACGAGGAATGAGATCCTCACTTCGAACGAAATCCGAACGGCCATCGGCTTCATCCCGTCCAAGGACAAGAAGGCTGACAAGCTCGACAACGCCAACATGCCCGACGACAAACGTGGTAATGGACCGCAACCGGCTCTGGAACCCCGCGCCCCACAACGCGCTCTAGAGTCGCCGCCCGAGCGACTTCGCTCTGTTTCATGAAAGGAGACGCCGTGGAGAACCACGATTTCGGTGGTTGGGCAACCGTGGCGAATCGCAAGTGCTCGGACGGGCGAACCATTTCGCCGACCGCGTTCAAGCACATGCACCAGCAGACCGTTCCGCTGATCTGGCAGCACGGTCACGGCAAGGTCGACAACGTGCTGGGTCACGCGGTGCTCGAGCATCGCGAAGAGGGCGTCTACGCGTACGGCTTCTTCAATGACACGCCGGCTGGAAAGGCGGCGAAGCAGCTCGTCGCCCACAAGGACATCAAATCCCTGTCGATCTTCGCCAGCAAGCTCGTCGAGAAGGCCAAGACTGTTCTGCATGGCGTCATCAACGAGGTGAGTCTCGTTCTCGCCGGCGCCAATCCGGAAGCACGCATCGACTACGTTCGTGTTGTGCACGGCGAAATCGACCCCGACCTCGACGAGATCCACGATGAGGACGCGATCATCCACTCCGGCGTGCAGGAATTCGACCTGCGGATGGAGACGGACAACACGCTGGAACACAAGTCCATCATGGATGTGCTGGACACGCTGAACGCCGAACAGCAGGAAGCAGTGAAGATCCTGCTGCACCGGGCGCTCACGGACACGGAGTTCAAGCACTCCGACTCGGACGACGAGTCCGACGACATCAAGACCGAAGACAAGGCCGAGTCGGACAAGGACGACTCCCTGGAGCACCAGGAGGAAGGACCCGTGACCAACGTGTTCGAGAAGAACGCTGACACCCTGCAGCACGACGCCGGCGCCAGCCGCGGCAAGACGCTGACGATCGAACAGCTCCGGACGATCTGGAAGACCTCCAAGAAGCTCGGTACCTTCAAGGAGGGTTTCCTCGCGCACGCGGAGGAGTTCGGCTTCCTTCCCGCCGGCGTCGAAGAGTTCAGCGAGCTGGCTCACGCCGAAGGCGACTACGGCATCACCAACATCGACATGCTGTTCCCGGACGCGCGGACGATCGAGAACAAGCCGCAGTGGATCACGCGCCGGCGCGACTGGGTCGAAGACGTCATCAACGGTACGCGCAAGCTGCCGTTCTCGCGGATCAAGAGCATGTCCGCGGACCTCACGCACGAGGAAGCCCGCGCCAAGGGCTACATCAAGGCGACGATGAAGAAGGAGCAGTTCTTCGCGATCGCCAAGCGGGAAACCACTCCGCAGACCATCTACAAGAAGCAGAAGCTCGACCGCGACGACATCGTCGACATCACCGACTTCGATGTCGTCGCATGGCTGTGGGTCGAGATGTACTTCATGATCCGCGAGGAGGTCGCGCGCGCGATCCTCGTCGGCGACGGTCGCGAGATCGACGACCCGGACAAGATCAAGGACGACAAGATCCGTGCGATCGTCCACGACGACGTCTTCTACACCGACGTCAAGACCGTTCCGGCCAACGTCGCGGGTGAGGCTCTGGTCGAGGCGGTTCTCCGTGGCCGTGAGGACTACTGGGGCACTGGCCCGAAGGCCTACATGACCACCGGCGTCATGATGGACATGCTGCTGTCCAAGGACAACCTCGGTCGTCGCTACCACAACTCCAAGGCCGAGCTCGCTTCGGCTCTGGCGGTCTCCGAGATCGTCGAAGTCCCCGTCATGGCCGGCGTGCAGCGCGGTGGCGGCGAGGTTCTGGTCCTGATCGTCAACATGTTCGACTACTCGGTCGGTTCGACCAAGGGCGGCGAGCTGACGAAGTTCGAAGATTTCGACATCGACTTCAACCAGTACAAGTATCTGATCGAGACCCGACTCTCGGGTGCTCTGACCGAGTACAAGACTGCCCAGATCATCGTCCGCGGTGCCGGCATCTTGATCGTCACCACAAACGTCCCGCCCACGTTCGTTCCGTCTACGGGTGTCGTCACGATCCCGACCGTCACGGGCGTCACGTACAAGAACCAGCAGACCAACGCCACGCTCGCCGCGGGTGCGCAGGCTGCGATCGCTCCCGGAGCGAGCATCTCGATCGTCGCGGTTCCGGACACCGGCTACTACTTCCCGCACAACTACGACAACGACTGGACCTTCACGCGCGACCTGTAGTGGAGGTGCCGGATGCGTAGATTTTTCGGGAAAATCGGGTACGAAACTGTCGTCGATAAAGGCCAAGGAGTCTGGGAACAGGAATACACAATTCGCTCGTACATCGGTGATGTCATCCGGAACGCGACGCGAGTTGGGAACGGAGAGAAAGTCAACGATGATCTCTCTGTCGGGAATTCCATTTCTATCGTGGCAGATGCGTACGCGATCAACCGCTTCTCCACCATCCGGTACGTGGAATGGGCGGGGACAGCGTGGAAGGTTGAAGAAATCACCTTGGCGCACCCCCGCCTCATTCTGAGGTTGGGGGGTGTTTACAACGGACCGAAGGCCCCAGTTCCAAGTGGTCCTTGAGGCCATCTTGGCCAAGGTATATTTCCAGCCGCCTTCAAACGTTACAATGGAATACCCTTGCATTGTGTACGAGTTGGCGACCGGTAGAAGCGAGTATGCAAACAACAAACCGTACTCGTATACCCAGCAGTACGAAGTCAAGCTGATCGGTAGATCCCCCCAGCCGGAAAAGTTCCACGAGCTGGCATTCTTGCCGAGGTCGAGGCACTCTCAAAGTTACGTCGCGGAAAATCTCAACCACGACGTATTTCTCATCTACTTCTGATTGTGAGGGAAGAATGGTCGCACTTGCGTGGGACAAGACCGGTGAGCGGTTCTACCGTACCGGCGTCGACAAGGGTGTGTTGTACCAGAACGACGCCGGCGAGTACGTCGACGGCGTGGCATGGAACGGTCTGACGAACGTCACGGCTTCTCCGTCGGGCGCCGAATCCAACAAGCATTACGCCGACAACATCGTCTACCTGAATCTCGTTTCGGTGGAGGAGTTCGGCGCGACGATCGAGGCGCTGAGCTACCCCGATGCATTCGAGCAGAACGACGGTTCGGCTACGCCAACTCCGGGCGTCACGATCGGGCAGCAGCGCAGGAAGCCGTTTGGTTTCTGCTACCGCACCCTGATCGGCAACGATGTCGAAGGCAACGACTACGCCTACGAGCTCAACCTGGTGTGGGGCGCTCTCGCCGCTCCGTCGGAGAAGGCCAGTCAGACGGTCAGCGACTCGCCCGAGCCGCAAGCTCTCTCGTGGGAGCTGACGACCACGCCGGTCAACGTGGGCACCGTTCTCGGTATCGAGTACAAGCCCACGGCGAAGATGACGGTCCGCAGTGACAAGACCGACCCGGTCAAGTTGGCCGCACTCGAAGCGGCTCTCTACGGAACGGTTTCGACGGATCCCATCCTGCCTTTGCCGGCAGACGTGATCCTCATGCTGGCGTCGACGCTCACGTCGGCAACGCCGGCTGCTCCGACGTACAACTCGACGACCGACCTGATCACGATCCCGGGTACGACCGGCGTCGAGTACCTGATCAATGGCGTCATCGTGCCGGCCGGTGACTACGGCCCGATCACGGCCAACACGGAGGTCAAGGCGCGTCCGGCCACGGGTTACAAGTTCCCGCAGCCGACCCAGACGCAGTGGGTCTTCACGTTCGCGTAAAGGGGTGAGAGAATGCTCGTGATCGATGTCGTAACCGCTGAGTCGTACGACGAAACAACCGAAAAGTTCGTCAAGGCCGAGAGTGTACGACTCGAGCTCGAGCATTCTCTTGTCTCGCTGTCAAAATGGGAGGAGACCTGGGAAAAACCGTTCCTCTCAACAGCAGAGCGTACGACCGAAGAGACGATCTCGTATGTCAAGGCGATGGTTGTTGGCCCCGAACCGTCTCCGGAAGTTTTCTTCCACCTTCTGAACGAACATCTTGACGAGATCAAAGAGTATGTAGCGGCTAAGAAGACGGGAACAAATCTTCCGCCTCAGCAGAACTCAGGTCGCAGAGAAACAATCACGGCTGAGATGATCTACTATTGGATGACCAAGCTAGGCATCAGCATGGAATGTCAGCATTGGCATCTCAACCGGCTTTTTGCTTATCTGCGCTTGCATGCTCTAAAAGAAAGTCCACAGCGTAAGATGTCGATGGAGGATCGACGAGCTCTGAATAAACGACGTCAACGCGAATGGGGCACCAAGGGCTGAGAGGAGGCTTGAATGACGCGAATCGACTGGGACGGAATCAACAAGAGATTCTTCGAAGTCGGTGTTGACCGTGGTGTGCTTTACATCGGTAACGAACCAGGCGTTCCGTGGATCGGTTTGCGCCAAGTGGATTTTGCTGCGTCCGGTGGAGAGCAGAAGGTTCGCTATCTGGATGGCGTAGCCATTTCCAACTACTCGTCTCCCGAGAAAATCTCGGCCACCATCAGTGCATTCAGCTATCCAGACGAGTTTGAGCAGTGCGATGGGACTGCTCAGCTGGAAAACGGTTTGCGAGCGAAACAGCAACGGCGCAAGCCGTTTGCTATGTGTTATCGATCAAAGATCGGCAACGATTCGGACGGAGTCGATCACGCGTACAAGATTCATATCTTGTACAATTTGCGGGCAGAGCCGTCGCAGCGGGGATACGAGACGCTGAATGACGAAAACAACCCCATGGAATTCAGTTGGGCGGTGAATGGGCGTGGAGCCAGAGTAGCCGGACTTCTCCCAACGGCTCATTTCGAGATTGATTCTCGCAAAGTTCCAGCAGCGTTGCTTCTGCAACTTGAAAATATGTTGTACGGAGCTGAAGGAAGCGACCCGACGCTTCCGACTGCCGGAGAGCTCGTGTTCTTGTTCGATTCGTTCCTGGATCTGGTCTACGACGCTGGAGGTCCTTACACGCCAGTCTTCTCAGTCCACGATGCCGGAGACATCGACACTCCTGTCACGACGACTATCGATAGTGGTGAGGTGTAATGGCTGATGGTGTAAAGCAGCAACAGCGTCGAGGACTCGAAGCAGACTGGATTCTTTCCAACTACGTTTTGGACGACGGTGAGCTAGGTGTAACCCTCGATACCGGCGTGATCAAGATCGGCGATGGCGTCAACGCTTGGGAGGATCTTCCCATCGCGTTTTCCGACTATTATCTGCCGAAACTCGGTACGGCCGTAAACTCGGAACTTCTCGAGGGGATCAGCGCTGCCAGTTTCGTGAAGGTGGCTGATACAACTGCCGCGGCCACGCCAGGCAAGGTGGTCGTGCGTGATGCCGAAGGTCAGTTCAAGGCGGTTGCCGGTACGGACGCAACTGACGTTGTCAATCTGGCGCAGATGCAGGCTGCCATCGGTCAAGAAACCGTCTCGCGTACCGTGACGGGGGCTATCACCCTCGCTCTTGCTGATGCCGGTCACATGGTCATGGTGAACCACGCCTCCACCACCGCGCAGGTGGTGGTGACGATACCCACCAACGCATCTGTGGCTTTTCCGGTTGGCAGCTGGGTGGATATTTGCGCCATCGGCGCCGGCGGTGTCAAATTCTCCGTCACAGGCGTGACGTTGAACGGTACGAAGAATGTCATGCCTTCGTACGACGTTCTGCGGCTTCTGAAGACTGCTACGGATACGTGGCTTGGTATTCCGATCGCCAGCAAGAAGCGTTACCCGCAGATCCGGGTCTACAAGAACGCCGGCGGCACGACGCTGGCAAACGCGACCGACGTGGCGATCCCTTTCACCACGGTGGACGCCGCAAACACCTATAATCCAGATGATGAGTGGTTCTCGATTCCAGGTACGGGTCTTCCGACCGCTCGCCGTGTCATTGTGAACAAGGACGGTCTCTACACCTGTGTTTACAACACCAGTGTGACGACCCGAAACCAGAGTTGGGCGAAGCTGTTCAAGCTGACAGCGGACAATACTCTAGGAAACGAAATGGCCGCTGGCCCATCCTTCTGGAATGGTCAGGCCGTTTATCACGGTCGTTTGACCGCTGGTGAATCGATCGGCGGCGTCTTCTACAACGGTACCGGTAGCTCGACAACGGACGAGGCAGATGGTTTGGCTGGTCACCGGCACGACTTGACGATCATTCGCGTAGCCGACTAGTTCGGGAGGCGACGTGATTTCCTTCAGCAGCTCGGGCTCGTTCGACAAAACGATGGCTTGGTTGCGGAAACTCCAGAAGCTGGATATTGGAAAGATAGCGGAAGCAGGGGCGAAACGCGGCGTTCAAGCGCTAGCAGCAGCTACCCCGATTGATTCCGCTCGCGCAGCCAGTTCCTGGGGATACTCGATCCAAAGGACGGCATCGCAGACGACGATCACATGGACCAACTCGGATCTCGAGAATGGTTTTCCGGTCGTTATCATGCTTCAGTACGGTCACGGGACCGGAACGGGCGGATACGTTCAAGGACGCGATTTCATCAATCCAGCAATCGTACCCATATTTGACGAGATAGCCGAGAGCGTTGGGAAGGCGGTGATATCTGCATGAGCGCAATCGAAGAGCGCGTAACAAGGCTGGTGTTCGACACCAGCAAGTTTGGTCCTGCTCTCCAGACGGTGCTCAGTCAGCTGGCGCAGCTGAATCAAGCCCTGAAGATGGACGGGGCTCAGAAGGGCCTTCAAGGCGTCAGCGATGCCGCTAACAAATTCTCGATGGCCGGCATGAAAGATCAGGTCTCGGGGGTTCTGGGGCAATTTAATGCCCTGCAAGTAGCAGCTATCACCGCGTTGTCGAACATCGTCAACAAGGCTGTTGAAGCCGGCACGCAAATCGTAAAGTCGCTAACGCTTCAACCCGTCACCGCGGGCTTCAAAGAGTACGAAACGCAACTCAACGCTGTTCAAACCATTTTGGCGAACACTGGTCTGAAGGGTGCCGAGGGACTTGCGAAAGTCAACTCGAAGCTCAATGAACTGAATGAATATTCAGATCAGACGATCTACAACTTCACCGAAATGGCGAAGAACATCGGTACCTTTACGGCTGCCGGTGTGGACCTTGACAAATCCACTGCAGCGATCAAGGGTATTGCCAATCTTGCCGCTATTTCCGGCTCGAATTCCATGCAGGCTTCCGCAGCGATGTACCAGCTTTCACAGGCATTGTCTGCCGGAAAAGTCTCGCTGGAAGACTGGAATTCTGTCGTCAATGCCGGTCTGGGTGGTAAAGTCTTCCGCGATTCGTTGGTCGAGACGGCTCGCGTACACGGCGTCAAGGTCGACGAGATCATCAAGAAGCAGGGATCGTTTCGAAACAGCATTCAAGAAGGCTGGATCACCACCGATATTCTGGCTGAGACGCTGGCTAAGTTCACTGGTGACTTGTCGGAAGAGCAACTGAAGTCCTTGGGGTATACCAAGGAACAGATCGTCGGCATCATGGAGATGGGTAAGACCGCTACGGACGCGGCCACCAAGGTCAAGACCATGACCCAACTCCTGGATACTCTGCGCGAGGCAGCTACCTCGGGATGGGCAAAGACCTGGCAGATCATATTCGGCGATTTCGATGAAGCACGCGGAATGTTCACTGAGGTCAGCAATGTTCTCGGTGGCGCGATCAATCAGATGTCTGATGCTCGAAATGAGCTTCTGCAAGGTTGGAAAGATCTCGGCGGTCGAGATGCTCTGATTGACGGCATCGCAAATGCTTTCCAAGCGTTGCTGTCTGTACTTCGCCCTATCGGACAAGCTTTCCGCGAAATGTTCCCAGCAATCACCGCCAAGAATTTGTACGACTTGACGGTGAGCTTCCGCGACTTCATGGAGCGTCTGAAGCTGGGCGAGGAGGCAGCGAATAATCTCCGGAGGACTTTCGCCGGAGTCTTTGCGGTGTTCGGCATCGGCGTGGACTTCCTCAAAGCACTGATTGGTTTTATTGGTGATCTGATCGGAAAGCTGACGGGCGCCGGCGGTGGGGTTCTCCGCTTCACTGGAAACATCGGCGATTTCCTCGTTGCTCTTCGAAAGTTCATCCAAGAAGGCAAGATTTTCGAGCAATTCTTCAAGATTCTCAGCACGGTCATCGAGGCCGTCATAACGATCATTTCCAAATTCACGCAGGTGATTGGGAAGATTTGGGAGAAGACTGATATTGCTCCCGCGGAAGAAATGCTTCGTCGGGTGGCGATGGCCGCAAAGCCTGTTGCATCCGCCGGCGATTTGATTCGTTCTGCGTGGGAACGAATCGGTCGTTTCTTCGGTGAGATAACCGAGACTGCCTATAACGGTCTCATCAAGCTCTGGGACTGGCTGAACAAAGTCAAGGACGCCATCAGTGGCATGTTCGCCGCCAACGGCGGAAATCTGACGGGCGAAGGGATCCTGAAGGGTCTCAACACTGCTGGGTTTATCACTTTCTTGACGCTGATGTACAACTTCTTCCGGGATTTCAAGCCTGGAGAGTTTCTGGAAGCCGCCATCGATTCGCTCGAAGCTCTCACCGGCGCCCTGCGGGGTATGCAGCACGCTCTGAATGCTGCTGCTTTGCTGGGGATTGCCGCGGCAATCGCGCTTCTCGCGGTTTCGATGGAAAAGCTTTCCAAGATCGACGCCATGGGTCTGACTCGCGCGTCTACCGCCATCGCGGTTTTGATGAGCGAATTGGCAGCAGCATTCATATTGTTCGATAAGGTTGGTGGGACACTCGGTGCAGCGAAGCTGATCGTGGTTTCCACCGCACTTATCCGACTAGGCGCTGCGTTGCTGATTCTCGTCACCGCGGTCGAAAAGCTGGCAAAGCTGGATTGGAACCAACTCGCCAAGGGACTTACGGGCGTGCTCGTTCTGACTGGCGCATTGGTGGCCGGCGTCAAGTTTCTCCCGACCGACGTGGCAGGCATCGTCAAGACGGCTACCGGTCTATTGGTGTTGAGTGTCGCAATTCGAAATCTCGTGAATGCGGTAGAGGATCTCGGCAAACTCAGCTGGGAAGAGCTTACCAAGGGTCTTACGGGCGTTGCTGCCTTGTTGGCATCGCTTGCACTCTTCACAAAGATCGCAGAGTTGAACAAGGGCGGCATCGCCGCTGGAATCGGCATCATATTGATCGCTACTGCCCTGGAGATCATGGCGGATGCGGTCGGGTTGTTTGTCAAATACAACTGGGAACAGCTAGCCCGCGGTATGGCCGGGATTGCGGCCGGCATCGTCATCATCGCTGCGGCATTGGCTGTGTTGCCCCCTACTTCCATATTCAGCGCCGCCGGCGTTCTGATTGTGGCTACCTCACTGCATCTCATCGCAGATGCAGTTGGGGAAATGTCAAATCTTTCCTGGGGCGAGATCGGTCGAGGTTTGACCGTGATGGCTGGAGCGCTCACAGCTATTGCCTTGGCAATCGGCTTCCTGCCACCCACTTCTATATTCAGTGCCGTGGGTATTCTGATTGTGGCTGCTTCTCTGGGTATGATCACCGAAGCTCTGGGCAAGATGTCGAAGATGACCTGGGAAGAGATCGGTAAGGGACTGGTTGTTCTGGCTGGTGCTCTACTGATCATCGCCGGCGCTTTGTTCCTCATGCAGAACGCCGTGCCTGGTGCGCTAGCAGTACTGGTCGTGGCGGCTGCGCTTCGAGTACTTACTCCGGTGCTTCAGGCTCTGGGTGATATGAGCTGGGAATCGATCGCCAAGGGGCTGGTGGCTCTTGCGGGTGTGTTCCTCGTTTTGGGTGCAGCTGGCATCATTCTTGGACCATTTGTGGGGGTAATCCTCGGTCTTGCGGGGTCTATCACGCTTCTCGGTTTGGCTGTACTCGCGGCCGGCGTTGGCGTATTGGCTTTCGCCACTGGACTGGGATTGCTCGCTACGGTTGGTGTAGGTGCAACAGCAGCGCTTGTAGGAATCGTAACTGCCATGCTTGGATTGCTTCCGCTTGTCGGACAGCAACTCGGCTTGGCTATCATCGCCTTCGCAAAGATTTTGGCCGAGGCTGGTGTACAAATCACCGAGGCGATGACAAAGATCTTGATTTCAGTGATCGATGCCATCATCAATGTGACCCCCAAGATCATCGAGTTGCTTTACGTTCTGCTGACAGCGATGATCAAGTTCATCGAGTCATACATACCTACGCTCGTCGATTCGGGCGCGAAGATCATTCTTGCCTTCCTTGACGGAACCGAGAAGCACATCGGCAAGATCGTCGATAAGGCGACCGATTTGATCGTCAAGTTCCTCGACGCGATTGGTCGAAACTTGCCGCGGATCTACGATGCCGGCGTCAAGCTAGTGATCGATGCGGTAAACGGCGTTGCGGATGGAATTCGTAACAATAGTGCCAAAATGGGAGAAGCTGGTATAAACCTTGCTACTGCCATGATCGAAGGAATCATTCGGGGCATCGGTGCGGGCCTTGCTCGCGCCGTGCAATCCGCAGTAAATCTGGCAAAGTCGATGTTCGAAGAAGCGAAGAAAGCTTTGGACATCAATTCGCCGTCAAAGAAGTTCATGGAGCTTGGGTCGGGAATCGTCGAGGGCATGGTTCTTGCCGTTGTTCGCGATACGCCATTGGCCGAAGAGGCATCCGCGGACATGGGTAATCGGATGATCGATTCCATGTCGAAGACACTGACTGGTCTGGCTGCTGTGCTCGGGTCTGATCTGATCGATTTCGACCCCACAATTACCCCCGTGCTGGATCTGAGCGACGTTCGTAAGAACGCTGGCGAACTGATCAGCCTTCTCAACGTTCCGACGCTTGATCTGACGAGCTCGATTCGTAGCGCGCAGCAGACCAATGCCAGCTACGAACAGAATCGTACGGACGACACGCCTTCGGACGCCAAGTCCGGTGGAGACACGTACAACTACAACCAATACAACACTTCGCCAAAGGCGTTGTCGGACGAAGAGATCTATCGCCAAACCAAGAACCTGATCTCGACCAAGAGGAGGGCAGCGTCCAGTGCTCAATAAGCTCGACATCACGAACCGAAGGGGCATGACGCTCTCTCTCGAGATGGAAGAGAACGACAGTGGATACCAGATCGCCGACATCGAGGGGTTGACTCCGGTCAAGGCGACTCTGGTATCCACCAGCTACGCGGGACAAAACGGCGAGCAGTATCAAAGCTCTACTCGTGGGCCTCGCGATGTCAAGATCATTTTCGATCTGCAGCCGGACGGAGAGAGCACCTTCACCTCTCTCCGCGAGGGGCTGTACACATATTTGATGCCGCAACAGCAGGTTCGGATGCGGTTTTACAAAGAATCAGGTTTGTACGTGGACCTGACGGGAGTTGTGGAAGATCACAGCTCCCCTTTGTTTGCGGAAGACCCGGCTGTGACAGTCACGCTTCGATGTTTCCAGCCGGATTTCCTTGATCCGCGAGTGATCATGCGTACAGGAAACTCGGTCAATACATCCACAAACACGGCGATCAACTACCCGGGAAATCTGGAAGCCAGCACGATCATCCGGCTGTTTGTCAATCGAGCGTTGGAAGATTTCACGATCTACAACACGCCAGAAGACGGCATCCTTCGCAAGATGGATTTCTCCGGGGATCTGATTGCCGGCGACGAGTTGATCATCAGCTCGGTCCCGAACGCCAAGGGTCTCACGCTCATACGATCTGGTGTCAGCAGCTCATATTTGTTCGGACGTACCCCTCAGTCCGCATGGATCGAACTTTTCGAAGGCGTGAATCAGTTCAGAATCTTCGCACTAGGCGACCCCATCCCGTACGAGCTTGAGTACGTGGTGAGATACGGAGGTATCTAGTGGAAATTCTCATCCTGGATTCACTTCTTCGACCGGTCGTTGTGGTGGACCAATTCGTATCGGTCATTTGGGCTGAAAGACGTATCGCCAGAGACGGCGATTTCCATCTTGTCACCCTATCGACGCCGGCGAACAAGAATCTGTTTGTTGCTGAGACTTTGCTGACTCACAACAACACTCGCCATATCATGGAGATCGAAACGGTTGTCGAGGAAGTGAACGCGGATGGCGTTCTGGTTCTCGACATCAAAGGACACGACATCGCCCGCGTTTTCGACGGTCGCGTCGCGCTCAAACCTGTGGCCGGTGGCGTGGCGAAAACATGGCTCATTGAAGGTATGACACCGGCGAATGTCATGCGTCATATATTCAACCAGATCTGCGTGGTTGGGACGTTGGGCGCCGGTGATTTGATTCCTTACTACACGGCGGGGAATCAATATCCAACAGATACCATTCCCGAGCCAGCAGATCTGATCAAATGGGATCAGAAGCCGGATTCGCTCGCCAAAGCTTTCAAAGACATCGCAGAGATCTACGATCTGGGATACCGGCTTTATCGAGATCCCAACGTGTACGCAACGCTATATTTCAACGTGTATGCAGGTAGTGACCGGACGAGCGCTCAGAGCACGCTTCCGCCGGTCGTATTCTCGCACGATCTCGAGAATCTGCAGAATACGACGGAATTGGCGGATATTGCGAATGCTTACAACGTCGTTCGGGTGGTCTACACCTATACGGACGCCGGTCCTCCAGAAACCGAAGAAACGCTGTCGTTCGAGGTTTACGATGCTGAATTTTCCCCGGAGGGATTTTCCAGGAGAGTAAAGGTACTCGTCGTCAGCAGCATTCCAGAAGAAATTACGGATGTGCCGGCATTCCTTGTGAAAGCCGGTTGGGACGAGCTCATGAAGAATCGTCCCCTCAGCGCATTCGATGGCGAGATCGTGCAGACGAGTCAGTACGTGTACGAACGCGACTACTATTTGGGCGATCTCGTCGAATTTCGCAGCGTTACGGGCGCCACCGCTTATATGCGAGTCGAGGAATACATCTTCGTCCAAGACAAGCAAGGCGAGCGGTCATATCCTTCGTTTGCAACTAACGCTTACAAGGAACCCGGAACCTGGGAATCCTTCAAGTACGACGTCGACTGGGATCTCTTCCCGGACGAGACTTGGGACGAGCAATAAGGAGGCCGTATGGCCATCGGAGACGAAGCTGCGGCTGTGGGTCTCCCTCTGGTTCCAGGCTCTGGTCCGGAGGGAAAGGTCAAGCTGGGCGCACAGGAAATCAATCGTACGCGCGACATGATCGCACAACAGATGGCGGCAAATCCGGCTGGTAAAGCCGCAAGACGGGCAGCTGCCGGTATAACCTCAGGTACGGCAGAGCCTACCGGCGGAACAGATGGCGATATCTACTTCAAGATCGTGTAGGTGACTCATGGTCGATTACACGAGAGATATCGGCGGTAGCACGACACTGATGATTCGGGATCTTGGTTCGGATATTCAGTTCTGGATCAAAACCGGCTCATCGACATACAACTACGATCAGCCTTGGAATGGGCGGATCAATAACGCCGAACTCGGCAATCGGAAATTCCGAATGTTGCAGGGTGGGCAATGGCAGTACATCGATGCTTGGCGAATCGACTACGACCAAGATGTTCGGTTTACCATTGTCAATTCCGGCTTGGGATTCCCGACTTACGATTTCTGGCAGCATATTTCACGGACTTCTGTACCGGGAGCTCCGACGATATACCAGGCGGACGCAGTCTCATCGAGTCATATTCACGTCCGATTCTCGGATGGCTACGACGGTGGTTCCGCAATCGTCGAACGAATGTTGGGGTATGGTACTGACCCCTTCAATCATCAGTTCGAGTGGAATGCGCCTGCTGCCGACGAGATGGTCGGACCGTTCGATCCAGGAACGAAGGTATATTTCTGGGCTCGAACGAGAAACGCGATCGGCTGGAGTCCTTGGTCGAATCGCGGCGAAGACACAACATGGAAGAGTCCAAATCCGCCCAGACCGGTAACGTTCGAGAACGTGACACAAATGTCTGTACGTACGGCATTTGAAGATCGTGGTAATGGCGGCACAGCCATTATCGAACGTCAGATCGGATACGGGCAAGATCCCAACACGCCGGCGTCTTTCGCAAACGATATTTCCGGAATCAACGTTCTTACGAACTTGGATCCAGGAAAGACTTACTACTTCTGGGCACGCACACGAAACTCTATCGGCTGGAGCTCGTGGTCCGAGCGTAGTCAGGTAACTCTAATTGCCGGCGCTCGTGTATTCGACGGCGGTGTTTGGAAGCGCGCAGTACCGTACGTACGTGTCGGAGGTGTGTGGAAGGTGGCAAGACCATGGGTGAAGGTTGCCGGCGCTTGGAAGGAATCCGTCCAGTGATCTCCTCTAAATCGCTTTGGGGCTTTCGTCGAAAGTGGACTCGTCACGACACCATTCTCTGCATCGGTGGGGTGATGTACATCATGCTAGGACTCACGTACGTCATAGAGCCATCGTCGCCAAATCGACAGGTGGCTTTACAAGCGTTGCTTCGAATAGCCCCAATAGAGTTCTGGGGTGGCGTGTTCATCTTCGCCGGCATTCTCGCAATCATCTCCTCGAGATGGCCCCAGGTAGTAGAAACGTGGGGCTACGTGGTGCTGACGGGAATCTCGATGGCCTGGGGAACCGCGTTTTTGACCGGGATCGTGTTTACTGACTCGCCTCGGGCGAATATCGCTGGTTTCTTGATCTTTTCCACGTTCGGGTTTTTGTGGAACAGGATTTCGGGTCTAAGAAACCCTGAGCCCACAGGGGTGATCGATGTCGCTAGACCTGGCTAGCCACCTTCCCACAATCATTACGGCTGGCGCCGGATTGCTTGGGATGTATGCTACTCATAGGACTGCTCGTAAGAATGTCAAAGAGCAAGCCGAGATTGAGGCGTATATTCGCGCCCGCACGATGGACCTGCAAACAATCACCCGGCAGGATGAGGAGATCAAGGATCTTCTCGGCGACAACATTGTGCTTCGAAAGCGCGATCGCGAACAAACCAAGGAAATCGACAGGTTGCGCACGGAACGAATCGCGCTTGTCAAACAAAACATCAAGCTGCAAGATCAGATAAGGGGAATTAAAGATGACGAGCAAGGTGTATGACGCACTCAAGTTCTTCGCACTCGTTCTTCTCCCGGGAACGGGCGCGTTGTACTTCGGTGTGGCGGAAATCTGGCATCTCCCGTATGCCGCACAGGTGGTCGGTACGATCACGGTCTTCGACACCTTTCTCGGACTCGTCCTCAAGAAGAGCTCTTCGAACTACCAGAGCGAGATGTCCAACGCACCGGTGGTCGGGAGCCTGAAGGTCTACACCGACTTTGATGGAGTACCGACGGGTCGCATGGGCCTTCCGGGCGGAGCCTTCGACGGAGTGATCTTCGAAGACAAGAAGATCGTGGCCCTGCGTGTGCAGCGTGAGATCGAGCAGCGCTGATCGCAGGAAAAACATGGCTTATAATGAGACCCTATCTAGGAGAAGCCATGTTCAAGAAGAACCCCATCGAAGCCCAGCTCGACGTGGAGATCGCGACGCTTCTCGCCAAGATGGCTGAGGATGATGACAAGACTTCCGACGAGTACGCCTCGATGCTCGACCAGATGTCCAAGCTGTACAAGCTCCGCGAGGAGAACTCCATCAGCATGGACACCTGGGCGACCATCGGTGCGAACCTCCTCGGGATCGTCATCATCCTCAGCCACGAGCGAGCGCACGTGATCGCCTCGAAGAGCTTCGGATTCGTCAAGAAGTTGTTCTGACAGCATCCAAGAAAACTCGGCCATATGGCGTGTACACCTCCCCCGTACACGCCATATGGCTTTTACACGGGCTTTAATTTTTGCTCGCAAGAATTACACGCCCTATAATGAGACCCCCTCGCTATAGGAGAACATCATGATCAACCGCATCAAGAAGTTCGTCGTCGACCACGACATCGCAATCGCCATGACCGTCACCGTCACCGCCAGCGTTCTGGTTGGCGCTTGGATGACTTACTACTCTGTTTCCAGAGGAAAGGAAATCCTGGTGCTGCCCAAGGACGCCGTCAGTGATCTGCTGAACGGTAAGGACGTTCTGTTGGACTGCCTCGAAGACGCACACCTGCTGATCAAGTACATCCCCAAAGCCTGACTCAAACCAACCCCGCAAGGGGTTTAGGTTTTCTCCTCGCAGAAATTACAGGGGCTATAATGAGACCCTACTGAAGGAGAAGCCATGCTGAAGAAGCTTGAGTCCGCTAAGAACTACATCGCCAAGAACAAGCCGCTCGTCGCTCTCGCGATCGTTGCCACCGCAACGGTTGTTGGAGTCGCGATCGACGTTGCTCTGCGCGACAAGTCCGAGTGGATCGACACCGACGCAATCGCCGCCGACTAGTACTTATCAAACCAACAACCCCGCAAGGGGTTTAGGTTTTCGAAAGGA